AGGAACATCTGCACTTGAGCTTCAATTGGGTCAATGATGGAGTTCGGCTGGTTAAGCAAACGGCGGTCAACGGTTAGCTTGTTGCGAACCAGATACAACTGCTCTTCGTAAGACTTTGGCTTACTGCGGAATGCGGTTGGTTCCGAGTTGATACCAGTCCAGTTTGGTGCTGGAATGTTAGCGTTGAGGTAACGCATTCCAACCTGGCGAAGAACAGGGCTGGTGTGAAGAGGAATGTCCTTAAGTGCATTCCACGTTTTGTGCAGACTTTTTGTAATCTCTTTTACAAGATTGTCGTTGGAGATGGCTGCATAGTCTGCAAGTGTCAGCGCTCCGTTGAAGTCAATTGCCATACTGTCTTTCCTTTACTTAGGAGTCTTTAGATATTCCTAGCAGTTGCGTAATAGTGGATAGTCCACGTTGCGCGGCGGGAGGTTGGGCAGCTGGTGCTGGTGTCCTTCCACTACTCATCGGTGTAACTGCTCCACCCTTGTTCAACCTGTTCGTTAAATCTGGGAGTAAAGCTTGGGCAGTTGCTTTGACAATGTTGTGAACCTGTTGAGCAGCCTGAGCGGGATTTACTCCGGACTGCACAAGACTCGCAACTAAGTCTGGCGACCGCTTAGCCAGAGGATACTGATCAATCGCTTCAGTCATTTGCTTATCAAGCATGTACTGCTGTACTTCCGACATTTGTCGTTCGTACCTAAGGCGAGTGATTTCAGCTTCCTGCTGTGCATACGCACTCTGCGAATCGATGATATTTGCCTCTGCCAAGCGTTCATATCGATCTCTGATTTCCTGTTCTTGATACTGAATTTGTTGTTCAGCAAGAGCTTTTTGGACATCAGCAGCGCTATTGAATCCTTGGGAGCGCAGTTCATCGATAACGCCTTTCCATTGCCCTAATTCATTGGACGTTGTTTCGGCTTGCTTTGCGCGCTCATTGACCTCTCGGAACCGCTCGTACGGGACATTACCGGGCTTGTCACCTTCTAGGCCAAGCAACTCGTTAATGACGTCATCCGGACTTGCATTGCTGACTGTCTCTGCGTTTAACGCCCCTGTCGCATCACCTTCAGGACCGGCGGCGTCCTGAATGAAATCAGCAAAAGCTCCACCAAGGTTGGAGTCAGACGCTCCCGCTGGTGAATCGGGAGTTGGTGTCACCATCTCGTCAGACATTAGTTGTTTTCCTCACTTTACCACAACAGTTTTATTTTTTGGGAGCAGGTCGTGGTTTCTGCTTTCCTCCGGAAGTAGAAGTTTCTTTTGGTTCCGGAGAAATTGCTTGCATTGCAATGGCGTGATTTATATCTGCTATCTTTTGTGCAGCATATTCTTCTTGCTTAGCTTTGCTTTGTGCTTGTAGTTTTTCTTGTTCAAACTGCGCTTTTTGCTGTGCCAAAGCCTGTTGTTTCTCGGCATCAACCTGTGCCATTTGCATTTGATTTTGTGCAGTCAGTTCAGCCTTATGGCTTTCAGCTTCAGGGTCGTATTGCTGCCCCTGTCCTTGTTGCTGAGCCATCATCTGTTGCTGTTGCATTTCCATCATCTGCTGCTGCATTTGCTGTTGCTTTTGAGCCTGATTTGCCAAGTGTTCAAGAATTTCTCCTGTCTCTGGCAGTTGCAACATCTTCACGACTAGTGCATTAGTATCTGGGTCTGCTGGGTCGCCAAACAATCCCATTTGTCGTAATGCGGCAATCTTCTGTAACTTCTGGTCAGGACTGTCTTCCTGTGATGACCCAGGCACATAAACAACTTTGTACATGCCACCGTCGCGGATTGCTTGAAAATCCACAATGCCTTGTTGTGCTGGGCTTTTGCTGTTAATCTGATCATCCACACTGCCGACAAACGGAGCTGGAGCAAACTCTTTTACCAGTGCTATTTCCCATTCTTTAATCTTAGCAATGCTGATTTCAATGTCAGCACGTATGTAAGAATGTTGCGTGTTGTCTGCGCGCTGTAACAACTTGACTGATTCAGCTGGAGTTCCTGCTTGTGCTTGTCCCTGTGAAACATCATGAAGTCCCGCGACATCCATCATGTCTTTTTCAATGACCTGCATAAACGGGAATAGATCTCCACTTACTCCTGGTGATCGAGTAATCTGTGGTGGGTGACTTCCCCTGTTGTAATAAACTTTTCGATATGTTCGATTCTTGTCTTCAATGTCGTCACTAGTGTTATTGAATGCATCGGCCCCAATATTACTGTTACGTTCCACCAACACATAGTCTTTAGTTGTCTCCAGTTGCTCGACAGCTCGTGAATACAAACGATTGTATGTCAACTGCAATGGGCACAAATCAAAGCCTAAACTGTGACCGTACGGCGTTCCAGAACGCGGTTGCCATCGAAGAGGCACAAATGGAAATTCATCTTTCTTCTCGTAAGGCCACTCGCCAGCATACAACAACGCACTGTTTGTACTGACAATAAATCTGCCGTTAGGATATTGTTCCGTGGGTTTTTCCCAGTACTCGTAAACAATAGCGGCTCTTCGTTTGTGGTCGGCGTTATTTAATCTCGCTGTTGACGGCTGGACCCATCCAAAACCTGTGTTCCCCAACCCTTCCAAGTATGCGTCCACATAACCCGCATTATCTCCAGCAATAGCATCTGGAACCACCTTCTTACCAGCGTCACCGTAATTATCGACAAACCAAGATAGAGGACGAATGCACGCATGAATTAACCACCTGACTTGATCATCGGTTTGTGCTACTGGATCATAATAAACATTGAAACAAGGGACAATTTGTTCTTCTACATCCCCTATCGCCATTGACTTAAAGCCTGTGACAGAACCATCCATGATAGAAAATTCTGGAACAACTTGTCCTGCTTTGGCATTCCACCACACCTTTACAAATGACGTTCCTGTGACGCATGCCCATCTGACTCGTTCTTTAGTCTGAGTCTCTCGTCCAAACTTACGAGTGTAATGGCCGGCGATAAAGTTTGCTTCCTCACTAGCCTTCTGGTCAAATTCGCTATACGACAGTGGCACGGCTCGTGCGTCTGGAGCGCATTGCGTAAGTTTTCCGACAACGCCATCAATCAATGGACGCATCTTATTAACCGTTACGTATCTTGCTGCTTCATTAGGGTTTTGCAAGTTAACCAGGTTGCGCGTCTGACTGTTAATCCTAAACCATTGTCGTCCTTCAAAAAACGCAAGTGCCTGAGTCCACTCAAGTTCCATTTCTAGTCTGGACACATACGCCATGTCAAATTGCTTTTTGACAAATGCAATGACCTTAAGCGCTTCTTCCTTGTCGTTCTCCGGACTGACTTTCCACTCAGATTTTCCGTGGTCAATAGACAAGTCATCTGGCTTATTTAGCAGCAAGTTTTCGACGTCAAAGCTACCAGGCGACCCTTTGGCTTGAGGTGCTTGTAATGCAGTCACCTTTGGCTGTTGCGTGCGTTGTATAGCAGCTTGCAATATTTCCCGTATATCCATTACAAGTACCTATTCTCTTTGTAATACCAAGGCGTTTTAACCAAGGACTTTAAGTACAAGTATATTGCAAATTGCATAACCGTAGATGCAGCCATTAATACGCACGCACATACGCCTACTGCAATCATATGTAATCCTCGTTCTTTGCCTTATTCAGCCAATGTGGCTTTGTATTTGGATTGATGACTACCTCATCGCACTTGACTGGGTATTCACGCCACATAACGCCGTACCTACATGAGTCCAATGCGTGGTCGGACTTCGTTCCATTGTCGAGATCTTCTGGGTCTTTAGGGTCAGCCATAGCTGCTTCCAGTTCTCGTATTAAGTTTGGACAACTATTACGCAATATACGGAACCGGGGCGTGACCACACCATCCGTCATGCGACTCGATGCGAGCCATTCCTTGAGGCGTCGCCATCCGGCTTTTCTATCCTTGACTGCACGAACTGCTGGCAATCCCTTACGCCACCAAACTTCAACAGGGTATTCACCAATTCGCTGATCATATTTCTCTGGTGGAAATGTGTTTCCCCAGTCAAATGCGATTGCTTCAAGTTTTGTATTCCACATACCACCTGGTATGTCTTTATCTACAGGTGCAGCCATTTCACGCGCGCGTAGCAACTCTAATGCGGCGTCGGCTTGCTGGCTGGACACCATTCCGTTTTTATACACCTCTCCAATTACGTAGATGTTTTCTACGTCATCAGATGCATACAAAAGAAACGCACATGGGCTGTTTGTACCAAAGTCATGAGACGCCCACACGCGCCACCAAGGTTTAATGTCAACTACATCCACGACATGCCAAGGATTACCCTTTTCGTCATGCTGTTTAAATTCCGGGAAGAATC